AAATGGTTCCAAATTGTGTTCCAACAAATGAAGCAAAAACACTTGGATTTGAAATTAAAAAGTCATCAGGTGCTGGTGCATTAACTCCAGATGCAGCAAAACAACTTGGAGATAAAGCAGTATCACTTCAAAAGAAAAAAGCAGCAGCAGTTTCTCTACCAAAATTAAAAGAAAATAGAGGAATTGTTGAAGATATTCTTAATGATATTCAAGAGGCATCAAAGTCAGGAGATGCTTCTCTTCACGATTGGTTTGCAAAAAGCAAATCTTCTGATGGAAAACCTGGATGGGTCCAGTTAGGAGGAAAATATGCAGGAAAACCTTGTGCAAAACAACCAGGGCAAACTACTAAACCAAAATGTGGTAGTTCAAAAATGGCAGCAGAAATGTCTCCAGAAGAAGAGGAAAGGGCAGCAGAAAGAAAAAGAAGAGAAGATCCAAATCCAGATAGAAAAGGTAAGGCAATAAATGTTGCAACAGAAGAGTATGTAGAGGAAGATGCATGTAAAACAAAAGTCAAATCAAGGTATAAAGTCTGGCCTTCTGCATATGCATCAGGAGCACTTGTAAAATGTCGTAAAGTTGGTGCCGGAAATTGGGGAAATAAAACCAAAAATGAAGATGTAACAATTGAAGATGTAAACGGTAACACATTTGCAGAAGTTATTGATGTCATCAAACCAGATCCAATTAAAGGATTTAAGCAACAGGTAAGTGAAACGACACGTCTACAATCAGAAACTGGAAATATTATTGCAGTTATTTTGAATTGGAGAGGAAAGGCATATTCTATTAGAATGTTCTTCCCACAGTCAGGAATGCCATCAAGAAAAGATGTGACCGTAGAAATTCAAAAAGTATATCCAGGATCTCAAGTTCTCCAATATAATGTTTCAACACTTCAACCAGGAATGCCACTGATTCAAGTTGTAAACTCTAAGTCAAAAAATTATTCTCTTGGGGAAGAAAATATTGAAGAAGAAGGTCCTGTATTATCGGTTGGGAGGGGCGAAAAACTTTCAGTAGAAAGAGGTGGTGGACTTACTCAAAAAGGTAGGGATAAATACAATCGTGCTACTGGTTCCAATCTTCAAGCACCTGTAACTGGTGATGTAAAACCAGGAAGTAAAGCAGCAAAACGTCGCAAAAACTTCTGCTCCCGTAGTAGAAGTTGGAAAGGAGAAAGAGGATTAGCGGCAAGGGCACGTTGGAAGTGCTGATTTACACTTCATAAAAAATAATTATTATTATGGCTGAAGACATTTATCTTGGTAATCCTAATCTAAAGAAAGCAAATACTCCAATTGAATTTACTCAGGAACAAATTCTTGAGTTTATGAAATGTAAGGAAGATCCTGTTTATTTTGCCAAGAATTATATTCAAATCGTTACTCTTGACTATGGATTACAACCATTCAAGATGTATCCATTTCAGGAGAAGTTAATTCAAAACTTCCATGACAATAGATTTAATATCTGTAAGATGCCTCGTCAGACAGGTAAATCAACTACTTGCGTATCGTACCTTCTTCATTATGCAGTATTCAATGATAATGTAAATATTGCAATTCTTGCAAACAAAGCATCAACTGCAAGAGATTTGCTTTCAAGATTACAACTAGCATATGAAAACCTTCCCAAGTGGATGCAGCAGGGCATTCTATCATGGAATAAAGGATCGTTAGAATTAGAGAACGGATCCAAAATTCTTGCAGCATCTACATCAGCGTCTGCTGTTCGTGGTGGATCTTATAACGTCATCTTCTTGGACGAATTTGCGTTCATTCCAAATCATATTGCAGATCAATTTTTTGCATCTGTTTATCCTACCATTTCTTCTGGTAAGAGCACGAAGGTTATTATTGTTTCAACGCCTCATGGTATGAATCACTTCTACCGTATGTGGCACGATGCGGAAAGAAGTAAAAATGAATATGTACCAACAGACGTTCATTGGTCCGAAGTTCCTGGAAGAGATGAGGCATGGAAAGCGCAAACAATTGCAAACACATCAGAGCAACAATTCAAGGTTGAGTTTGAATGTGAATTCCTTGGATCAGTTGATACACTGATTGCACCATCGAAACTCAGAACCCTCGTCTATGACCATCCTAAGACCCGTAGCGCGGGTTTAGATGTATATGTAGACCCAGTTGATGAACATGACTATTTGATGACTGTGGACGTAGCCAGAGGGGTTGGATGTGACTACTCAGCATTTACAGTAGTAGACATAACACAGTTCCCACATAAAGTAGTTGCCAAGTATAGGAATAATGAAATCAAACCTATGCTTTTTCCAAGCGTTATTCATGATATAGCAAAAAGTTATAATGATGCATATGTCTTATGCGAAGTAAATGATGTTGGCGATCAAGTAGCAAGTATTATTCAATATGATTTGGAATATAACAATCTTTTAATGTGTTCTATGAGAGGTAGGGCGGGACAAGTTGTTGGTCAAGGATTTTCTGGAAAGAAAACTCAACTTGGTGTCAAGATGTCAAAGACCGTGAAAAAGGTTGGATGTCTTAACCTCAAAACGATGATTGAGGAAGATAAACTACATCTAAATGATTATGAAATCATCAGTGAACTTACAACCTTTATTCAAAAGCATAATTCATTTGAAGCAGAGGAAGGATGTAATGATGACCTAGCAATGTGCCTTGTAATATACGCCTGGCTGGTCGCGCAAGACTACTTTAAAGAACTCACGGACCAAGATGTAAGAAAAAGACTTTATGAAGAACAAAAGAATCAAATAGAACAAGATATGGCACCATTTGGATTTGTATCTGATGGGACCGAAACAGAAAGTTTTGTTGATACTGATGGTGATAGATGGTTTGCCGATGAGTATGGTGATATGTCTCATATGTGGGACTATATGACATAATGGAAATTGATAAGCAAATAAAACTTGGACATTTATTACTTACTGATAGAAAATGTAGAGTTTGTAAAGAGATAAAAAATTTAACAGATGATTTCTATCGTACACGTAAAGACAGAGGACCTGTTCCATCATCCTATTCATATGAATGTAAAGAATGTACTGTAAAGAGAATAGTAGAAACAAGAAAAAATAAACAACTGTCTACTGATTGGCAATATCCTGATTGGTAATTTGTTCACTGCACATTTCCCCCCTGTAAAGTAAATTTTTAATAAATATTTTCAGATAAACTGAGACTTTACGGAGAAAAACATGGCGACTCCTCAATTATCTCCAGGCGTACTCGTCAGAGAGGTTGATTTAACAGTAGGAAGAGCTGATAATGTTTTAGATAACATTGGAGCAATTGCTGGTCCTTTTCCAATCGGACCTGTTGATTATCCAATTGACATTGCAACCGAACAGGATTTAATTAATACTTTCGGCAAACCAATTTCATCAGACTCACAATATGAGTATTGGATGAGTGCATCATCCTTCCTTTCATATGGCGGTGTTCTGAAAGTTGTTAGAACTGATGGAACAACACTCAATAATGCTAATGCAGGTGTTGGCATCGGTACTACAGCAACTTCAAAAATTAAAAATTACGACGATTATACAAGTAATTGGTCCGAGGCAACAAACTTTACCTATGCAGCAAAGAACCCAGGTACTTGGGCAAATGGATTGAAGGTTTGTTTTATTGATAATTTTGCAGATCAAACAATCGGAATTGCAACGACCAGTCTAGGTACTTTAGGTGCCACAATTGGATTTGGAGTTACTGCATCACTTTCCAACCTTATTATTCCAGGTGCAGGTACAACCTCGGTATTTAATGGGTATCTGAAAGGAATCATCACAGGTGTTACTACCGATTCCACAAACGGAAACAGCACGATTGATGTTCATGTTACTTCAAGAGTTTCTTCTGCTGGAACAGAAAGTTTAATTAACTATGCTCAATCAGCAAGTTATGCATCTTTCTTAACTAGCAGCACAATTAGATTTGTAAACAATTCCGGTATTAATACTGGTTCTTCGGCAGCTGCAGGTGTAACTCCTACAACAGTCGTTGATTGGTATGATCAACAAACTTTAGGACTTACAAATAGCACAATTTTTTGGAAGTCAATTGCACCAAGACCAACATCCAACCAATATTCATTAGATAGGGCTGGA